GGAACCTTTACGTTTTACTTTACGTCTAGATGTATATTGCATTGTACATCCTGCAATTTCATAAAAAGTTGTAACACTTACATTGTAACTAAAACAATCCCACATAACTACTTCATCAAGTGGTAATTCTTTTACTCCAGGTTTTGTACAGAATGCAGTAATAGGTGCTCTCCACCATAAACCACCATCTTCCATTAAGAAATGAAACATAGGTACTCTGTTTGGAATAGAACTAAATCCAAATATTCCTACTTCAAAATATTTATCGTGTGAATCTTTTTGATTTCGTAAATAATTACCTCGAACGTAACATTCTATAATTGGTATGTTTGCATTTAAATAAGCCACTATTTAATTTCACCCCAGTTAGCCCCCGACTCATAATCTACTTTGTTAGGAACTTTTAATTCTACTGCAGACTCCATAATCTCTATTATTTTTTCTGCTTTTTCATTCGACTCCACTGAAATGTCTACTTCATCGTGAATTTGAATGTGAGGTATTATACCATTTTCATATAGTGCCACCATAGATTTTTTTGTCATATCAGCCGCACTCCCTTGTATTAATTTATTTAAAGCTTTGTATGTAAATGCACGCTTCAATGGTTCATCATATTCTTTTCTTGCTTCTTCTAAAGGTAATGGTTTGAAGATACCAAATTGTACTGGTTGCCATAAATCAAAGTGACACGCTCTTCCAAGTAATGTTCTAATCTTCCCTCTATCATTTGCCTTACGAGATACATTGTCCATTAGTTGTTTTACAAATGGAGCTTTAGTGTGGTACTGTCTAATTAATTTCTCAGCTGATTCTTTCATCAATCCTAGTTCAGCCATCAATTTATTTTTACCCATTCCATACATAAGACCTAAATTAATCGTCTTAGCCTGCTTCCTTTTTATGCCTGCCATATCTGCCACGACCTGGTGGAAATCCGCGTCTCCGGCCTTGTATGCGTCTACAATTTCTTGAACTCCCTGCAAATTTTGCAATTTTGCGTAATGTACCAAAATTCTTGGTTCCTGTTGAGAGTAGTCAAATGATCCCCATTTACACTTTTCTTCAGGAATAAATATAGATCTAATCATTGGTCCTAACTCAGGATGTCTTGCTGGAATCTGTTGTAGGTTTGGATTACTCATAGAGAATCTTCCTGTTACAGTTCCACCTGCATCTGATCTAATTTGATTTATGTCTGCGTGTATTCTTCCATTTACTGCGTGTTTAGTTATTGAATCAATAAATGTACTATGCGCTTTATTTAATTCTCTTGCTTCAGCAATTGCTTGAGGCAATTCGTGTGGATGATTCTGTAAAAAATTTTTAGTAAAACTAGGCTCTTTACTTTTTTCTGTTCTATCATATGGAAGTTTTAATTTATCAAAAGCTTTTGCAATTGATCTAGCTGCCATAATCTCTACATCAACACCAGTTAAATCCTTAATCTTTTTAATTAATTTTTTTTCTCTCTCTATTAAATCTTTTTTAATTTGATCAGCTCTTGTAAGATTTACTCTTACTCCTTTGAATCTCATATCAATTAGACAAGGAAATAATTTTGTCTCCAGGTTAAATACATCCCAAAGTTCTTGTGCATATAATTCATTCTCTAATCTTTGCCAAAGTTTAAGTGTAGACTCCGCATCACGCTCCGCGTACTGTCCAACAAAAAGCGCTGGCAATCTCCACATATCTTTTTTAGGATCTAATCCATACTCTTTAGCTGCCGCATATAAAATCTTTTCATCCTTACCTACCCCAGTATAATGTTTAGCTAGTATATCTAATCTATAAGATAATCGATTCTCATCTATTAAAGATGCAGCAATCATTGTATCTACAATCTTTCCTTTAATTTGTAGACCAGCTGATCTTAACCAGCAGATATCATACATCGCATTGTGAAATATAAAGGTAGTTTCAGTTTGATTGAATAAGTCTTGAAGCCACGAAAATACGAGTTTTTTGTCCATATTTCCACCTGACTCGTGTTGTATAGGGAAATACCCTGACCAGCCCTCTACGGCCACCGCAACGCCTGCAATGTGCCCTTTTCCAGTGACGTTTCCCGATCCGAGCTCAATTAGATGCGGATCATTGGTCTCTAAGTCTATAGCGATTTGTTTAGCGCCTCGTAAATCTTTCAATTCTTCAGGCATAACCCATTCGGTCTCTGGTGTAAACAGAGGTATCTGTGTGCTTCTCACTTATAATCCCTTTCAATCATCATCTCAATAAAATGTATTGCTTTAAGCAAATCTTCTTTTTTTCCTTTAAAGGGATGACGACATATATATTTTATAGCGCACCCTTCCGGAAAAAGCAACTTATTCTCTACAACAAATTTACTTGGTTGAATTTTAAATTTTTGATAGTGTTGTCCGCCGATTTGTTTGTCCCAGACTTTACTCATAATATGTAAGCTTTGCCAAAATCTCTTGGATCCAAGACGTGCAATTCACGCTTCGCTCTTGTCGCACCCGTATAGAATAATCTATGTAATTCATCTGGGTCATAACTAAATGTTTCAAGTGCCGCGTTGGTTATGTCTTGCATCAATAAGACTTTGTCAGCTTCTCCTCCTTTCGCTCCGTGTATTGTTGACATTATTATACGAGGATTTTTATTTAACGTTTCACCATTCGCCCTCATATTACGAATGTAATTCTCGGTCATAGGATCTAATCCTTCAAATGCTTGATACCAAACACTACTGATAATTAAGCCGTGATCTTTTTCACAATCTTTTAAACTATATTTTTCTTCTGAGTGTAAAGTTTTACCTTTTCTAAATCCTTCTAATACATTGGATCCTAAGTATTCATATATATTTTTTATCTCCAGGTGATTTAATTGGGCGCCTTTACGCCAAGCTTCCCAGTTATTTAAAGCTAATAATAATTTTAAAGGAATAGAGTTACGTCCTTTGAATTGGTAATACCATCCTCTTAATTCACATACTTCTTTAACTGAATCTAAAAAATGATTGGCAGAAGATAAGACCAACCAATTACCTTTCGACATATCTACCTGCGTAATGTCAGAATATCGTTTTAAAATTCCGTGTTCTTCTCTAGGTTTATAATTTTTATCGAATCTATTTTGTACTTGACCAATTATCTTTTGTGATAGTTCGTGTATGGGTCCTCCAGGAATCCTATAAGATTGGTCTAATGTTTGAATGTCATCTACTTCTTCTTTTAAAGCTATGAAGTGATCTACATCTGCACCGGCCCATTTAAAAATAGCCTGATCATCATCACCAGCAATGTAAGTTTTACCTGCGTGCGCCCAAATCTTTCTTACCATTTCCCATTGTAGTAATGACAAGTCTTGTGCTTCATCTATAAATAATACTTCAAATTTATTGGTAGATTCTTTTGCTAAAAAATCTTCTAGTAAGTCATTAAAGTCTTTTAATCCTTTTTCCTGTTTAAATCTTTTAAGTTCATCAGCTAAAAGAAACAAAGTATTTCTCTCTATGTCTAAAATGTTTTGTCTTGAATCATAATATTCTAATAAATCCATTCTCTTTACTGCTGCTGTATTAATGATGGTTAAGTATTCATTATCCGAATTAAATGTACCATCGCTATCAGAAAACTTTGCAGTCTTAATAGGTATGCCACATTTTTCTCCAAACTCTTTATAGTCATCTGGACCCATCATCTTTTCTTTAGTCATTCCTAATTGATTGAACGCATAAGAATGAAGAGTTCTAAAAAATGCAAGATCATTATCTACATCCAGGCCAAATTTTTCCGCAGCTCTATTCGCTGCTTCGGTCGCAGCCTTCTTTGTAAAAGAAAAATAACCTATTTGTTTAGGCCTTATTCCTTGCTGGATAAATTGATCCACTAAGTTTAACAAGGTTGTCGTCTTGCCTGTTCCCGGTGGTCCTAATATTATTGTTTTCATATTTTTTTATTTTACGTCTAAGTATTCTGTTTTTAAGTTTAAGTTCTTCATTTTCTTTATGTAATTCTTCTATCTTTAATCTAAATCTTAAATGCCAATTTTCTCCTACATCATAGTCCCACATTAGAAATTTTCTTCTTGATAAGGAATCTTAGAAACAGACGCATCAGTTTGTTTCATTGTTTTAATTTTAATTAATCTTGGTTGTTGCTTTTTAATTCTTACTCTTTCCTCACATACAAATATTTTTTCCATTCTTTTTAATAAGTTTCCCGTATAGTTTTTATCTTTTTCCCAATGATTTCTTTTGCAAAAATTAAAAAAATCTTCCATTCTAAAATATGTAAATTCTCTTTTCTCATCGGTGTATGGGAGTTTATTAAATACATCATCCATCGTTCTTGCTGATTGTCTATTAGTTGTCCAGTCTTGCAAGAGTCCTGTTAATTCATTTTCGGGATCTAAAGATTCTAAAGGTTCTACTTCTTGTAAGTCTTGCATCATTGGTTTTAAAAAATGTTGTTTCCAATCTTTTGGTTTTGGAATTGGTACTACTAAGTTTGCTTGATCCAAACACGCCAACGCAAATAAGTTTGGACTATAAAGTTGTTCTGTTTTTAATTCGATCCGCGCTCCTCCTACATCTAAAAACCATTGGGGAGGAGTGGAAGAATATTTTGTAAGACTTCCTAAAACGGGCATCGCTTCTTCACCAAATCCTACACCAAATCTTTTTGTTCTACATAAACTCGCTTGACAGACCGCGTTAATAGGTGCATCTTTACATCTATATTTGTCATAACCTTTTCTATTTACTGATTTAATTAATTGTTGAACCTCATTATTACTTAATGGGGGTTCCATATATTTGTGATTTGCTTTTACAATTTCATCTTCCCAAGAATCTGGTTTAGATTGTTTATAATAAACTGCAATATTAAATAATGCATTATTCCGTGAGCCCTCCCCAAAACCAATTGCTGCCAATTTGTTTAAACAAGGAGGACCCCC